CGAAAGCATTTTTCCAAAGATTAGAGAAATTGGAGAGGAGTTTGGTGCAACAACTGGTCGACCACGTCAATGCAATTGGCTAGATCTAGATGCTCTTAATAAATCAATTAACATCAACGGAGCAACCCACATGGTGCTTAATAAAATCGATGTGTTAGAAAAAGTCAATCAATGGAAGCTCAGACATAAGGGCAAGCTCAAAAGCTTCGAAAACCAGAACGACATGTTTAGCTATATTTTAAAGAACACTAAATTTAAAAATAAAAAAGTAAACGTTTATTTTTCTGGTAACAAAAACAACATAGGTGTCAAATGACTTTCAAGGGCAACAACTTAATATTCTCAAATTACAAAAAAGATAGAATAAAAGGCTACAGGAAAGCGTTTAAAAAGCAAGAACAATTTTTTAAACCATCTAAAGCTATAGCTAAAAGCTTGGTAGAAGCCATGGAGGCCCAGGGTTACGACGTTACACTAGAAGAGGCTGTAGCTTATCTTAAGGCATCAATCGCTGTACATAATCGTGACTTCTTTATGAATCATAGAAGACGCTAATGACAAATCAAGAACGCTGGAGCTTGTGGAAAAGAAATGTTGTCGACAAATACAAATCGATGACCGACGAGTCGATTAGGCAAGATTTAAAAGAAAATTCAAATAACGTCGCTGTTTGCATGGAACATTGGAACGGCGATTTTAATATCAGTACACTTATAAGGAACGCCAATGCATTCAATGTTGAAAAGGTTTATTACCTTGGTAAGAAAAAAATTGATCGACGCGGTAGTGTCGGTACACATCATTACGTTGACATTAACTACCTTGATGGCGGCGTACGCGATGTGGTAAAGCTAAAAGACAAGTATACGTTTATAGCAATTGACAACAACATCAACAAAACTCACAAACTTCATGAATTTAAGTGGAATAAGCTACAAAAACCACCTCTTATCTTTTTTGGCGAAGAAGGATGCGGCTTAAGCGAAGATATCTTAAATTTAGCCGATTATAGAATAGAAATTGAGCAATACGGCTCTGTACGCTCTCTTAATGTTGGGACTGCTTCTGGGATTGTATTATTTGAGTGTGTGAAGCATTTAAGAAATTCCACAAAGTTTGATATGTCGCAGACAACGTTATGTGGTGAAACCGAAAATGCACAGAGTGCACCATACCAATTAGCTCTCCTCTAGCATTAACAACAGGTGATCCTGACGATCCTCCAATCGCTGGCATGCCATATACGGCGACTGTATCTCTACCGTACATTGGATCATTAACTATACCAAAGAATCTGCCTTCAAAGATTGGTACCATTTCTCCGTCGATAATTCCCATAGGAGCCGCTAGGTTGTAACCCATTTCTGCGTACTCTGGTATTTTTCTACTCATTGGAATGAAGGATGGCTCTAGATGACCGGAGACACTCTCTAGAATGCAGATATCATTTTTTGCATCATATTTTATAATCTTGATGATGTACTCTTTGTCTGTTCTGTCAACTGCTTTAAAGTAGTGGCCTAGATCTTCTTTTGAAATACCTCGGAACCGATCTTGCACACAAATGTGCGCTGCTGTCAGAACTACTTTTTTGTTTGAATACAGAACCACAGCGCCAGTTCCAGTCGCAATAAGCTTTTGCGGTGTACAAGACATATTTGCTTGATCGCACTCGCCTCCGCTAATCCAAGTTTCTATTTTTAAGATGGATTTTTTAGCATCTGCCATCGACTTAATTACGTTTGTTTGTGCTGCGCAACTATTTAATATTAGAAGCGACAGCATTAAGACAAGAGCATTTAAAAAATTTTTCATCCTATGTTAAATAGAAAACAGACAGAGCAAACATGAAAAAAACTTATATACTTGACACGAACGTGTTTCTAACAAACGCAAATTCTGTATATGAATTTCGCAACAATGATATAGTAGTTCCACTCAAGGTGCTTGATGAAATCGACAAGCATAAAAAAAGACAAGATGGCGTTGGATTAAACGCTCGCATGATCATTCGAATACTCGATGATCTCCGCACAAAAGGCAATCTTCACAAAGGTGTGCGCATAGAAAAAGGCAAGGGCATACTTTCAGTAAGAGGGTACGACATAGAAGATTTACCTATTGGTTGTGATATTGAAAGCGCCGATAATGAAATCTTGACAACAGCGCTAACGGAAATGAAGCAGAATCCAAAAAGAAAAGTGATTTTGGTTACACGCGACATTAACATGAGAGTAAAGTGTGACTCTCTAGAGATAAAAACAGAAGATTATGCCCCTAATAAAGTTGTTGACGATGAGAAGCACTTATTCACCGGGCTTAGAAAACATTTGGTTGACGATCAGCTAATCGATCAATTTTATTCTGGAGAAGAGATATACTTTGAGAAAGACGAAGGTGATTTTTTTCCAAATCAGTTTTTAATGCTGGTTTCAAACTCAAACGAAAAAAAATCTGCTCTTGCGAGATTTGTTAATCATGACTCAAAACTAGTAAAGGTGGTGGAACCAAAGGACGCATGTTGGGGCCTAAAGGCTCGCAACAAAGAGCAAACATTCGCAATGTCCTTGTTGAATGATCCAGATATTCCAATAGTAACTTTGGTTGGTAAGGCCGGTTGTGGTAAAACCTTGCTAGCAATTGCGGCAGGCCTAGATCAAGTGCTGGAGCAGCAAAGATATAAAAAATTAATTGTTTCTCGCCCGGTTCAGCCACTCGGCAAAGACATTGGTTATCTGCCGGGGACCATGGAAGAAAAAATGAGACCATGGTTGATGCCAATTCAAGACAATATTGATTTTCTTTTGAACGGGCGCTCTAAGTCCATGGAAATGTTTTTTGAAGATGGTACAATCCAGATTGAAGCGCTTACATATATTCGAGGAAGATCTATCTCAAATGCATATGTAATAATTGATGAAGCACAAAATTTAACAACTCATGAATTAAAAACTATAATTACAAGAGTTGGTGAAAACACCAAGATTATTCTCACAGGAGATGTCGAGCAAATTGACAGCGTATATTTAGACGCAACATCGAATGGCCTTTCGTATGCTGTGGAAAAGTTCAAGCATCATGGATTAGCGGGACATGTCACACTTACAAAGGGAGAAAGATCTAAAGTGGCAACACTGGCTTCAAAAATTTTATAAAGGAAATTTATTATGGAAAATGTAAACAGAATTCAAGAAGTACTAAATAACGTCCAAACAGACGTAGAGAAGTTTGGAAATGGCAACAAGGCCGCCGGAACTAGAATTAGAAAGGCAATGCAAGAAATTAAGACTTTAGCTCAAAATGTTCGAACTGAAGTCCAGACTATAAAGAATAGTGGTTGATATGGAGACAGTAGATAATCCTAATCTCTACGAAGTTGTAGAGCAAGACAATGACTTAAAGTCTTTTATAGTAGAGCATGTTGGCAACAAATTGTCACCTAAAGACAACAATGTTACCGTGGAAATGATAGTTGAAGTGCTAGCAGAGGAATTTCCAGAAGTTGTAATGGTGTTGGCAGAAGAAAACTGGATTAGAGGTTACGAGCAAGGCTTGACCGATGTAGATTCAGGAATGTCGTTATTGGAAAGCGAAAATGAAAAGAAAAAAAGTTGTAAATTATGTGAAGAGTAGCAGCAGGCACCTTCCAGAATACAATTTTGGCTCTTTTCAAATGTTTGTGCAGGATCCTCTACCAGACTATATCGATGTGCACGAAATATTCTCTGATATAAAAAACGTTATTCCTGATCATATTTTAGAGTCACTAGATGTTATATATGTTGGAGACTTCTCTTTTCTCAAAGAGAGAGAAATCAACGCTATGTATTCTGATGGTGCTATCTATATCTCTAATGTGCAGGATAACAATGAAGATCTAAAAGATGACATAGTGCACGAGCTAGCCCATGCAATTGATGAAAAATACCATGATTTCATTTACGCTGATGGCAAGATCGAAGACGAGTTTTTGTTGAAAAGAAATCAGCTGAAAAGAGCCTTGGCATACAGTGGCCAGGATATATCTAGATATGATTTCTACGAAACAGAGTACAATGAAGAGTTTGACGATTTTTTAAGCAAAGAAATCGGATTTGACGCACTTCGGCTGTTGGCAGTAGATATCTTCACCAATCCATATGCTGCAACCAGCCTAAAAGAGTATTTTGCCAGTTGTTTTGAGAAGTTTTATTTAGAAGAACAGGTTTACTTAAAAGAACTATGTCCTTATGTTTATAAAAAATTATCTTTGTTAAACAACGAAGACTACCTGGAAACATACTAAAATGAAAAAACATATTTCATATTCCGAGCTTAAGACTTGGGACGAATGTGCGTATAAGCACAAGCTCGTTTATCTAGACGAGGTAAAAAAATTTCTTGGTTCTGAACATACTGCTTTTGGAACTGCCGTACACGAGGTTTGTGAAAAATCTGTGCTTGGTGAGATTGGTCTAGACGATAAATCTCTACACGAATGTTTTGACAACAAGTTTTTGGAAGAAATAAAAACACTTACAGAAAGCAATGTTGAATTAGACAAGAAGCTCTTAAAAGACATGAGGGGACAAGCAAGAGATTTGCTGCACCATATCGTACCAGAATTAAAAAATCACTTTACTTTTTATGAAGTTGTGTCCGCAGAAGAAAAGCTGTATGAGCCGATCGATGGATCTGAAAAAAAATACAAAGGCTTCATAGACTTAGTCATTAAAACAAAAGACGGAAGGCACCATATTATTGACTGGAAGACTTGTTCATGGGGCTGGGACACCAGGCGGAAAAGCGAAAGAATAACAACTTATCAGCTGGCCCTGTACAAACATTTCTACAGTCAAAAGCACAATATCGATCCAGCCGACATTGATACACACTTTGCCCTTCTAAAAAGAACCGCAAAATCTAACAAAGTGGAAATTTTTAAAGTGACGACTGGAAACAAAAAAGTTGAAAATTCCCTTAAATTACTAAATAAAGCAGTATACAATATAGATAATGGAAACTTCATCAAGAACAGATTGTCATGCACGGCAAAGTTCGGATGTGAGTTTTATAATACTAAACACTGCAGTAGGTAAATATGAGTAAGAAACTAAAGGTTCTGGTACTCTCAGACCACCCTTTTTCACCCTCCGGCGTAGGGACACAAACACGCTATATGGTCGAAGGTTTGTTGCAAACTGGAGGATATTCTTTCGTATGTTTTGGCGGAGCTATAAAACATAACGATTATACGCCACAAAAAACCGAAGCTTATGGTGAAGATTTGGTTATTTATCCAGTGGATGGGTATGGCTCACAAGAATCGATAAGATCGATCTTGAGAACTGAAAGGCCTGACATGTTATGGTTTATGACCGATCCTAGGTTTTTTGGGTGGCTGTGGGAGATTGAAGATGAAATTCGCGCACTAGTGCCCATGGTTTATTACCATGTATGGGACAATTATCCTTATCCAACCTTTAACAAGGTTTGGTACGATTCTTGCGATAGCGTGGTGGCTATTTCTAAAGTAACTCATGATATTGTACAGAACGTGTCTCCAGAAGTTGATTGTCATTACTTGCCGCATGCGGTCACACCATCGTATTTTAAGCCAATAGAAGATGATAAAATAAAAGAAATAAGAGAGAAGTCTAACATTAAGGAAGATGAATTTGTTATTTTTTGGAATAACAGAAACGCCAGAAGAAAGCAATCAGCCACACTAATATATTGGTTTAAAGATTTTGTAGATAGGGTCGGGCATGATAAAGCAAAATTGATTATGCATACTGATCCAAATGACGTTAATGGACCTAATTTAAATGCAGTGATACAAGACCTCCAGCTGACGTCAGGCCAAGTTATGTTCTCTACTGATCGCCTGGAATTACACCAGTTGGCAGCCTTGTATAATATAGCTGATGTAACAGTGAACATCTCCGACGCGGAAGGGTTTGGGCTAGCAACGCTAGAATCTCTTTCTTGTGCCACTCCAATTATTGTCAATATGACTGGAGGCTTGCAAGAGCAGGTTACAGACGGCAAGGATTGGTTTGGGATTGGTTTAGAACCAGCTTCAAAATCAATTATAGGATCTCAAGAAATTCCTTTTATTTTTGAAGACCGTCTTAACGGGGAAGAGTTTGTAGATGCTTTAGAGAAAATATACAATATGACCAAAGAAGAGCGAAAAGAGTTAGGACTCAAAGGTCAAGCACATGTTGAAAAAAATTACAATTTTAACAAGTATGTGCTAGGCTGGGATGATCTTCTGAAAGGTATACATGAAAAATATGGTGCTTGGGAAACTAGAAAAGGTTATAAAACATGGGATTTATTAGAGGTGTAGCATGATAAAAATTTATTTAAAAGGTCCACTATTAACACAGTCAGGCTATGGACACCACGCCAGGACTGTATATAGAGCTTTAAGAACTAGAGAAGACTTGTTTGACATTTATGTTCAGCCAATAGCTTGGGGTAAGACTTCTTGGGAGTGGAGAGACACAGAAGAGAGGCGTGCCCTTGATGAGTGCTTAAATAAGACAATACAATATATAAATTCAGGTGGAAAGTTTGACGTCTCCATACAGGTAACCATCCCTAATGAGTGGGAACAGCTAGCTCCTATTAATATTGGTGTTACCGCCGGCATAGAATCTGATAGAATATCTAGCAATTGGCTGCAGAAATCTAATATGATGACTAAGATTGTCACTATTTCAGAACATGCAATGAGTGGTTTTGTTAACACTGTGTATGACGCTGTAGATAATCAAACAGGGCAACAACTAAAATATTCCCTACAAACTCCAATCGAGTATGTCCCCTATCCGGTCTTAAAATCTGATCCCACTGGAATTGATTTAGATTTATCGACTAATTTTAATTTTCTCACTGTTGCTCAAATGGGCCCTAGAAAAAATTTAGGCGCTACAATTGACGCATTTGTTGACGCGTTTGGGGACAATCCAGACGCAGGTTTAATTATAAAGACTAATATTGGAAAAAACTCTTTACTTGATAGAGTTAATTCTGCTACTACTTTGCGCTCTGCGATAGAGAAACATGGTGAAAGAAAGTGCAAGATTTATCTATTGCACGGATCTATGACTGAAGGCGAGATGGCCTCTCTGTATACACATGAAAAGGTAAAATGTATCGTCTCTACTACGCACGGTGAAGGTTATGGTTTGCCACTTTTTGAGGCGGCGTATTATGGACTTCCAATTATAGCTACAGATTGGTCTGGGCACGTTGATTTCTTGTATAAGAAGACAAAACAAAAAAATGGAAAAACAAAGTCCAAACACATGTTCAGTAGAGTTTCTTATAAATTAGACAACATACCAGAAAAAGCTGTCTGGGGTGATGTCCTTATTAAAGAATCTAGATGGGCATATCCTGATATATCCTCTGTAAAGAACAATATGATTGAAGTATATAAAGATCATGGCCGTTTTCAAAAAAGAGCTAATGAACTACAAAAATGGGTATGCGAAAAATATGAAAAAGAAAAGATTTATAAACAGCTTATTAATTCTTTTAATTTAGGGGTTCACTTAGAGCCGCCTGACTATATTTTTGTTAGTGATATGTTTGCGGAGCAGTATGTGGGCGGCGCAGAATTAAGCTTGCAAGCGATTATCGATGCAACACCAGAAGATAAGAATATTGCCAAGATCAATAGTGCTGGTTTAACAAAGTCAGTGATTGACAGTAATAAAGACGCAACTTGGATTTTTGGAAACATCGCCCATATGCAAGATGATGTTACAAGGCATATTGTTGCTTCTGGGATGAATTATCATTTTATAGAATTTGATTATAAATTTTGTGAATACAGAAACCCAGAACTTTACAAGTTTTTAGAAGACGAAGAATGCGATTATGCTTCGACAGAAAAAGCTAATTTAATTGTAGATTTTGTTAATAATTCACAAAAAACACACTTTATGTCAGAAGAACAAAAAGACATATACGTCAAAAACTTCCCTAAGCTAAATGCCAAAAAGTTGTTTGTTCTTTCTTCTGTGTTCGATGACGAGTTTTTTAATAATATTGAGTCTTTGCAAGGAAGCGAAAAGAACGATAAGTGGCTAGTTTTTGGCTCTAGATCTTGGGTAAAAGGTGCGGCGCAGTCTGAAAAGTGGTGTCAAGAAAATAATTTAGAGTATGAGGTAATTAGCGATCTACCTTATAAAGAAATGCTGCAAAAATTAGCAATTTCAAAGGGTATTTGCTTTAAACCAACAGGCTTGGACACATGTCCACGCTACGTAATCGAAGCCAAGCTGCTTGGGTGTGAATTAGAGCTAAACGACAATGTGCAGCATGTGCAAGAAGAATGGTTTTCTACGTCAGACACACAAAAGACCATAAATTATCTAAAAAACCGAAAAGAGGCCTTCTGGGAGCAAGTATCTAACTGTGCATAACCATTTTACTGTTTTTGTTCCATCATATAACTCAAAAAAGTGGGTAAATAACAATTTATCGTCCATTTTTAGTCAAAAATACGATAATTACGACCTTTTTTACGTCGACGACTGTTCAGACGATGGGACGTATGAAGAATGCCTAGAATTCTTTAAAAACAACGATTTTAACGGAAAAAACAAGAAAATAGTCAAAAATTCGTTCAATAAGGGCAAAATGTACAATATTTGTGCTGCAAACGACGAATTTAGAGAAGATACAATTGTTGTGATCGTTGACGGGGATGATTGGTTGTTTGACGAACATGTTTTGTCAAAACTGAACAGTTATTACACAGAACAAGTGTGGATGACGAACGGCTCCTACATAATAGTGCCTCAAAACGTTGTAGTAAGTCCAAAGATCTCCGAAAACTACTGGAACGGCAATATAAGAACAAAATCTTGGGAGTTTTCTCATTTAGGCACTTTTAGAAAAAAATTGTTTGATAAAATTAAGAAAAAAGACTTCATGAACAAGCAAGGTGAGTATTTCTCAACCACTAGCGACCAGGCAATAATGTGGCCACTAGCAGAAATGGCCGGGCCCGAGCACTCCTTGTCTCTAACGGATGTTTTGTACTGTTATAACAGAATGAACCCTTTAGCAGATGATTTAGTAAATAGAAAGGACCAACTAGACACGGAGAGAGACATTAGAGGTCGCAAGCCTTATGTTCGTTTGGAGGTTTTGTGAACGTACTGCTAGAGAATGTTAATTTAAGTTCAAATTCCGGACCTAACTACTTTGCGAGAAAATTAAAAAACTATCTTTCTCTAAGGGGCGTTAGATTTGATTCTTCTAGTGTATATGATGCAAGGCTTTGCTTTATTGAATCTCATGCTGCAAAAAACAACACACCATTGGTACAAAGATTAGACGGAATATATTTTAATGCCAATTTCAATTGTGAGCGCATGAATTCAAATATCAAAAGAACCTATGATATGGCTGATGCTGTTGTCTTTCAAACAGACTTCAACAAAAATTTAATATTTAAATGGTTTGGGCCACACAGCAATTATCAAGTCATAAGAAACGGTAGTGATAAAATAGCATTAGATAGCTTTGCTGTCGATCAAGACGTGGTAAGCCTTTTATCAAAATATGACAATGTCTGGTCTTGCGCGGCTAGTTGGCATGCTTTTAAAAGATTGCAGGATAATATAAATTATTTTTTAGAACACTCCGGAGAAAATGATTGTCTTGTGGTTGCGGGTTCAAATCCGGACTATCTTGTAAACAACAAAAAAATTATATACGCTGGGGATCTCTCAATTGAAAAATTATTGACTGTTTATAAAATGTCAAAGTATTTTATACATCTTGCATATTTAGATCATTGCCCAAACGTCGTGGTTGACGCTGCAGCGATGGGTTGCAAAGTAATTTGTTCTTCAAGCGGCGGGACAAAAGAGGTTGCCGGCAAAAGCGCCATTTTAATTCAAGAAGACGAGTGGGATTTTGGCTTTTTAGATATTAAAATTCCCCCTAAGCTAGACTATAATAAAAAGACAGAAAATTCATATGAAGGCCCAACTACAATGACAAAAGTAGCAAAAGAATATTATAATATATTAAAGACGGTACAAGTAAATGAGTAAAGAAAAAGAGCGAAAATTTAAAAAAGATGAGTTTTATGGTTGGCGCGCCGGAGAAGCATGGGCACATGATTATGTGCGCACGTGCCAGCTAGCTGTTGATAATGAAGAAGTTTTCAGCAGATTTAAATCAACGCCCGCGTTTCAAACTATCTTGGAGCACGTGCCCGTGCAATTAGGGCAAAGTTACTTAACTAACGTTGCTAATAATAACCCAAAACTATTAAAAAACTTGCAACAGTTTGCTGATGGTAATGATTCTATAGGCACTCCATTAGTTCATAAAATAGATAATAATTTTAATGTTGTCATGTCACCAACTACTGCCCGTTACATAAAAGTATTAAGTGATTTAAAGACCACTTTCGGAAGTCTTCAAGGATACAATATAGTGGAAATTGGCGGGGGCTACGGAGGCCTCTGCAAAGTTATATCTTTAGAAGAAGATTTTGCCAACTATTATGATATCGATCTTGACGAGCCGCTAGCGCTAGCTGCCAAATACACATCAGCAACAGATGTACATAATTTTTGTCCAGTTAAAATTGGAGAACTAGAAAAGCTAGACAACGTAGAAATAGATCTAGTCATCAGTAATTATGCTTTTTCAGAATGCAACTATGACACACAAGATGTTTACATAGAGAAAATATTGTCTAAAGCCAAGAGAGGTTACATAACCCACAACACTGCGCCTGAAAGACAGCGCAGAACTGAATCAAAAATATGTGATTACAAGAATTTTAAAATATTTGGTGAAGATTTGTGTAGAAAGAAACACAAAATATACACTTGGGGAGGCAAGTAATGGATGCTTTATCAGTGATTGGTATTGGCCGTCTAGGACTATGTTTTTGCCTAACTCTTGAAAGAGCTGGGTACAAAGTTGTAGGGCACGATATCTTAGAAGAATATGTAGATAAAATAAATAATAGAGATTTCTTTTCACATGAGCCTGGAGTTAATGAAATGCTAGCGCGCGCCAAAAATTTTTTGGCAACCAGCGATATATCTGCAGCAGTTAAACACGCTAATATAATTTTTGTTACAGTTGCATCATTTTCAGAGCCTGATGGAAGATACGATGTCTCACAGGTCGATTCAGTAGTTAACTCCTTGATTAGCCTAGGAAAACAAAAAAATAGAAAACATCTTGTTGTTTGCACGAATGTAAACCCGGGATACTCTGATACTGTTTATGAAAGACTAGCTGACTTTAATTGGGATGTCAGTTTTAATCCGGAAACAATCGCTCAGGGAACAATATTAAAAAATCAATCTGAGCCCGATTGCGTGTACATCGGAAGTGACACACCTGAATTAGCCAGCCAAATAGAGGCAGTGTATACTAGAGCATGCGACAACTCGCCTTCTATACATTGTATGGATAGATTAAGTGCTGAATTGACCAAGGTTTCTCTTAACTGCTATTTGACGTGTAAAATTTCTTTTGCCAATATGGTCGGCGACCTTGCTCTTAAGATCGGTGCGGATCCTGCAAAGGTTTTAGAAGCTGTTGGGTCTGATAGCAGAATTAATAACAAGTTCTTTAGATACGGCTTTGGCTGGGGAGGGCCTTGCTTCCCCAGAGATACTAGAGCTATGATCAGATTAGCAGAAAACAATGAGATGCCGCACGATCTTTGTGTAGCCTCTAACACCATTAATGAAAAGCACTTAGATTTTCAAGTAGAAACCTTCCTACAGACAGGGCAGAAAAAATATGAGACTGATTCTGTTACTTACAAAAAGGGTACTGTTATCTTAGAGGAATCTCAACAGTTAAAATACGCAGAAGCCTTGGCAAAGAACGGGATTGAAGTAGACATTGTTGAATCAGAAGCAGTTGTAAAAGAACTAGAAAACTCCCACCCAGACTTGTTTAACTTAAAGGTCAGGGAGGAGGATTAATGGGCACCGTTGCTATTAATTTTACTATAGGCTTTGGAAATAATCTTTTTCAATATGCCTGTGGTCGCTTGTTGGCGCAAAAAAACAATTTGTCGCTTCGACATGCTGCACTAGAGGAAGTTGGAATTTCAGCTAAGACGTCGCCTATTGATCCTTCATTGCCTACAGTTTATGTAAACGACAGCAATTATAAGAAAGCACTTTTTACGGAGTCTTTTGAAAACCAAAATGTAGTCGTTAACGGCTATTTTGAGGATTATAGAATACTTAGGCCACACTTAGATGAGATACGCACATGGTTTACACCTGTAGAAAAAACCAACAATAAAGACCTGATTTTACACTTAAGATTGCAAAACAGACTAATACAGGTTAGTCATAACAAAAATCATATAACCGCAGACTCTTTCATAAGCGCTATTCAAAAATTTGATTATGACAACCTTCACATTGTAACAGACGCTGAAAAATGGACACCCTATAATTTAGAGGACATAGAAAAGATCAGGCATGAAATACAAATTGGCCCAAATCCTCCAACAAATTCGCCGTGGGTCGACCCCGAGCAATCTCTAGAATACATGAACCACCTTATAGAGGGTTTTTCCGATCTTAAGCCGATTGTGCACTGCAACAATGCAGAAACCATAAAAGGCTCTGGTGGCTTAAGGGGTGGCTTCATTGACGACTTTAATTTGCTTCGAAGTTTTAACCAGGTTATTGTGCATAATAGTACTTTTTCTTGGTGGGCAGCGACTCTTTCAGGCGCAGAGCATGTCGCAATATTTAACCCTTGGAAGATTGCCAAGCCAGTGCACCAGCGCAGAAATCTAGGTGAAACAAATTTTCCCGGCTGGTTTAACTGGGGGTCTGCAAATGATTTATATTTCAAAAAATACGGCGTAGAATGAAGAAGTTGGTTATATTTGATCTTGACGGAGTTTTGGTTGATGCATGCGAGTGGCACAGATTGGCTTTGAACAAGGCGTTAAAAAAAGTTTGCAATTACGAGATATCTTTGCAGGATCACTATCGTGACTATAACGGTCTGCCTACCAAGGTTAAATTAGAAAAACTAACAAGATTGGGTGTTGTTAGCCCCATACAACACAAAAAAATCAACAATCTAAAGCAAAAATTTACTCTTGAAATTATTAGTGTGGAGGCTAGTCGGCGACCCGAAAAGATAAAAATGATTAATGATTTAAAAGAAAATGATTGTATAGTCGCATGTTTTACAAACAGTATACGTAAAACCGCGCAGCTAATGCTTGAAAAAACTGGAATATTAGATAGTTTAGATAAGCTGTTAACAAACGAGGACGTCCAAAATCCGAAGCCTAGTCCGGAGGGGTATGATTTTTTAGTAAATCATTTTAATTTTGATAAAGAAAATGTTATAATAGTAGAGGATTCTCCAAAAGGTGTACAAGCTGCAATTGCTTCAGGCTGCAAAGTGCTTGTAGTAAAAAATCCGGACGAAGTGAATATATCTTTATTTAAGGAGCATTTAGGATGAAAGTACTAATACCAATGGCCGGCGAAGGCAGTCGTTTTGCGCAAGAAGGATATACCTTTCCTAAGCCTTTAATTAATGTTTTTGGAAAACCCATGGTACAAAGTGTTGTCGAAAATTTAGACTTTGACTGTGAATATATATTTTTAGTTAGAAAAGAGCATGTGGAGAGATATGACGGACTTTTGGACACACTGCATAGAATAACTAATGATAGGTGTAAATATATATTGGTTGACGAATTGACAGAGGGGGCCGCTTGCACGGCGCTTCTTGCGGAAGAATTTATTGATAATTCAGAGGATTTATTAATTGCTAATTCCGACCAGTGGATAGATTATGAGCCAGAAAATTTTGTAACTTTAAAAAATTTAACCGCTGCTGATTCTATAGTTTTCACCTTCAATGCAGTTCACCCAAAATGGTCTTTTGTTAAAACTAATTCTCGTGGCTTCGTTACGGAGGTGGCTGAAAAAAAACCAATTTCTAATATCGCTACATGTGGAATATACTGGTACCGCCGCGGCGCCGACTTTGTAAAATATGCCAAGCAAATGATCGAAAAGAATGTCAGAGTCAACAATGAGTTTTACATAGCTCCCGTGTATAATGAACTAATATCTGATGGAAAAAGTCTGATACCGTTTTACGTACACAAAATGTGGGGCTTGGGCACTCCTGAAGATCTAAAATATTTCTTGGATAACCACAGGGATTAAAATATGAAAATTGCCTTATGTTTACATGGTCTTGTTGGAACAGACGATAAATATGGCCATGGCAAAAAAATAATTAACTATAAAATAGGCTTTAATCACTTTAAAGAAAGAGTGATTGACATCAATGACGAAGTCGACATCTTTTTTCACACATGGAGTGTTGACCAAGAGAACAATTTAGTCTCAACCTATAATCCCAAATCTTATAAAGTCGAAGAGCAGCCACAATTTAGTGAGAACCCCAGAAGGCAGGCTATATTTTGTCGGTGGAAATCGACCAAAGAAGTGATAGATTTAGTAAAAAATAGTGGTCAAAATTACGATTTTATTTTATTAACTAGATTTGACATCGCGATGCTAGTTGATTTTAAGTTTGATGAGTACGATAAAGATACCTTTTACGCTCAAGGGCCTCCGGGCCCTAAAAAAGGAGACTTGGAGCTTATAAACGATTTGTGGTTTTTTTCAAATCAGCAGAACATGATACAATTTGCTCAACTATACGATAATCTTAATGACAAAGATTATCAACCTCATATTGATAGCAATCATGAGCTAGCTAGAAAGCACTTGCTAAAAACCGGCCTGCATCAGTGCTTGGAATATAAATTTAAGAGAGAGTGGACCGGAGCCCCTGGCAAGCTATCTTCTGACACTCCTTTAGTCAGATGGCATTATTTGAATAGAGTTTAAAATGATATTGATATCACACAGGGGTAATCTTTCTGGCCCAAAGCCTAGTTTAGAAAATACAGTGGAATATATCGACGCTGCTTTAGCTGCGGGCTATCATGTAGAAATAGATGTGTGGCTAGAAGATGGAAAATATTTTCTCGGACACGACAAGCCAGAAACAGAAGTTTCGCTAGAATATCTTAAAAATGAGAAATTTTGGTGTCATTGTAAAAGTGTAGATGCGCTCCTGGCGTTGCTATCTGTTGGTGTGCATTGTTTTTTTCACAATGTAGATGATGTAACGTTAACGTCAAAAAACTATATTTGGACTTTTCCAAACAAAAAGCTTGTAAATGGGTCAGTATGCGTATTGCCGGAGATGGGGTATAATGGAGATCTGTCTGTATGCACTGCAGTGTGCAGCGACTACATAGAGGATTATAAATGAAAAAAGTGGCGTTACTCGGCCGCGGCCCATCAATTTTGCAATTAAAAAATTATGACATGTCTGATGTAACAGATGTTGTATTAGTTAATGATCACAGCAAAACAGTGGAAGATGCAGAGCTTTTGCCTTTAATTAAGCCAAAAAACACACATATAATTTGCAATATTAACAATGCTGGATTTGGGCCCCATGTAACACAAGCACTTGGCGTTAAGAAGTGCGTAACTAATCGCTTTAAGCCAGACTGGGATTTATGGCAAAAACATAAAGATTTGCAAAGAAAACACAACGATGGCGGCCACTTGAATACGCTAGATAGGCTCCCTTATATACCAGAAGATGAGCCATATTTGTTTGCTTGGAGAGGCCCTAAAGGCAGAAATAAACCAGAAATGCGCACACCTTCAGGCCTAAAAATACATCACATGCCCGAAAGTGCTGAAAAATACTTGCCGGAGGTCTACAAAGAGAAGCTAGTTTGTAATTGTGGTTATTACGCTACTTTGTATGCACTTTGTAGCTTGCATGCAGACCATATCGTTTATTTTGGAATAGATTTTTACGAAAACTTAAAAATTAAAAAAAGTTGGTATGTTGATCCGCCTAAATACCTAACGCCTGAGTGGAAAGACTTGCGGATGAAATACGAAGGAGAGCACATGAAAATTTTATGGGATCAATATTTAAGCCAGTATTTTCCGACTAAAAAATTTGAATTTTTTTCTACCGCAGAGTGTAATTTTACTTCTCAAAATATTATTTACAATAAAGTAAGCAATCCCCTTTCGGGTAGAACTTATTTATAAGTCTTTCAAAAAACACATAAGTTCTTATATTGTAATAAAACACTATGAAAAATATATTTGCCATAACTAACAAACAGCAGGATCTGTTCAAAAGCAACGAGTTTGCAGGATTAAGCATAACTTTTATTAACATGCCCTTGCGAGAAGCTGCTCGTCCAAATGTGCCGCCTGAAGGCCCTGGGCTTCTGGCAGCCATATCAGAAAGATATGGAGCAACTGCACATATTATTGATTTAAATGGCTATAGAATAGTAGATGCCGACTCAGAAAAAAGAGGCCTACCAAACGGCCGACACCTAACGTATCAGGAGGCAGAAAACCTTTTTTTGAAGCACTTAAGTAACGTTGGCGAGCAAGATGTTATTGCTTTTTCTGGCAAAATTACTACTTTAAGATGGCAAGAAGTAATGGCGAAGGTCGTAAAAAAACATTTGCCAAACTGCTTTCTAGTTACCGGTAACGGCCTAGCAACTGAAATTAAAACTGGTTTGTTTAAATGGATTCCAGAGCTTGACGCTATTGGCAGATCAGAGGGTGATAACATTGTTCCTCTTATTTTAAACGATGCCAAGCTAATAAAAGAGCATGGCTTGTCAAAGGCTTTAAAATCTTCTAAGCTTAGCCCTTATTACATCGGAGAAATCGATGGCCAGTCAAAGTTTCAATACGAAGGTGATCGTCCGCCAAATTTAAACGATCTTCCATACCCAGCCTGGCATTTGCTTGAGTCTGACCCTTATGGCCACAACTTATTGGAGGACTATATTAATACTCCCGTGTGGGGCCTGGCAGCGAATAACAGTTCAGCGACTCCTTTTACAATGAAAAGAAGTCTAACTACAGTGAGTAGCAGAGGTTGTCCGTATGCTTGTGCTTTCTGTTATAGAGGAGCGCAAGGAGAAAGAAACTATGGCATGAGATCTTGCGAACATATTGCGAAACAGGTGCGAGGCTACGTCGATAAATACAACCTAGATTTTATTGGCTTTCCAGACGATAATTTTGCAGTTGATAAAAGACGAATTAAAAGAATGGTCCCTGTTTTTAAGCAATATGGCTTAGACAAGGTTAGGTGGGGAACTCATACTAGAATGGATGAGGCTGATGATAGAATATATGATATGGCTGAATCGGGCTGCATCTATATAGGTTTCGGAGCAGAATCAGCAGATCCGAATACGCTGCATTCTATGAAAAAGAAAGGGTTTATTTTAAAAAATGGCCTAACAACAAAAAAAGTTAATGGAAAAAATTATGACTTTCCTACCACTATGATTACAGCTGTTGAAAACTGCAGGAAAGCTGGGATTCATGGAAACTGTACTTGGATCATGGCGTACCCAGGAGAAACACTAGAACATTTAAAGACAAGCGTCGCTTTCATTAAATGGCAGCAAGATTTTTGGACCAACGGTCTGGCTCCAACCAGCGAGCAATACAAAATTAATCATGCTGGAGTAAATGCAAAAATGTTTACCGCCACAGCGTACCCAGGTACCGAAATGTGGAATGTTGTGCGCCCAAAACTACAGCACCACTTCGATATATCGTTTGATAAAGCTGGCCAGCCAGTGTGCGATGACAATTTTCATAATTACGTTCTAGAATTAGACGACGCGACTAAAATTTTAAATGACAAGAACGGAGAGCCAGTTAATTTTGGTGAGATGGACTTAGACACTTTTTTGAAGGTCAGAGAGCATATCGATAATGATGAGTTAGACAACGTATTGGACATGTAATGAAATTTGAAAATTGTTATTTCTTAATCCCAGCGCGTAGAAATTCAAAAGGCTTCCCGTTTAAAAATAGAAAACTTTTTAAACATACAGTTAAGGTATTTCCAGATAATTTAAAACAAAGAGTGTACGTTTCTACTGATGACGAAGTAATAAAAAAAATAGCTACTGAGCACAAGATTAATGTTTTACACAGACCAGAAAAATTAGGTCGCGACGAAACCTCCATGAAAGAGGTGCTGCAGCATTTTAAACACTCTCTAAAAAATGCTGAAAAAGACACAAATATTGTGTTACTATACCTAACATACCCTCAGAGAACATGGCAGGATATTGAGGATATATACACATATTTTTTGTCTAAAGACGAAAAGTCTCTAGTCTGCTGTGAAGATGTAAAAGAGCATCCTTATTTATGTTTTTACGACGAGGCAAACGAAAAAGCGAGCATGCTAGTAGATCACAAATTATATCGCAGACAGGATTACCCTAAATGCTTAAAACTAAGCATGTTTGTCGGGTGCTATAGCATTGATATTATTGATAATCTGCATGATCTAATGTTTGAGAAAAACAGTATATTTTATAAACTACAAAATCACAAAGTTGATGTTGATTATTTAGAACAGTATTTGACAATTGATGAGGTTAATCAATGAAACAAAAAAAAGCTTTAATAACTGGAATAAATGGAATGGACGGGAGCCACCTAGCTGACCTATTGTTATCAAAAGGCTACAAGGTGTATGGTCTAGAAAGACGTGCGTCTTCTATTAATAGAGTTAATACAAAACATATTGAAGATGATGTTGTTTTTGTAACAGGTGATATGACAGACAAGGGGTCTTTACAGCGCGCTTTGTATGTTTCAGATCCAGACGAGGTTTATAATTTAGCAGCGCAATCTTTTGTTGGCTCTAGCTGGAATCTTTCAGAGCAGACAACAAAAGTTAACGCCATGGGCACTCTCTATATGCTAGAGTCTATTTTATCACACAACAAAAAAATAAGGTTTTATCAAGCTAGCACATCAGAAATGTTTGGCAAAGTAGTGTGCACTCCACAAAACGAAATGACTCCTTTTTACCCACGCAGCCCATACGCTGTGTCTAAGTTGTACGCGCACTGGATAACAAAAAATTATCGTGAGTCTTATGGTTTGTTTGCTTGTAATGGTATATTATTCAACCATGAATCCGAACGCCGCGGCATTGAGTTCGTAACTAGAAAAATTACTGATGGAGTCGCTAAAATACACCTTGACATGCAAGATCATATAACACTAGGAAACTTGGATTCTAAAAGAGACTGGGGCTACGCACCAGATTATGTTGAGGCCATGTGGATGATGTTGCAGCAAGATGAAGATACGTTTTTTAATAATAAGCACGGAGACTTTGTTGTGGCAACAGGAAAAACACACAGTGTTGCTGAATTTTTATCCATAGCATTTGGTAGTATTGGAATTACAGATTGGTCTAAGTATGTGAAACAAGATCCAAAGTTTATGCGTCCTGCCGAAGTTGATTTATTGAGAGGGGACCCAAGCAAGGCAAAAGAAGTGCTAGGGTGGGAAGCGACCACGCCGCTAGAAGAAACTGTTAGGCTGATGGTTGAAAATGATATCAGTATTTTAAAAAGGCAAAAAAATGAAAATATCTGATCACATAAACAATATCAAAAAAACAAAATCGTACAGAGACACTTATGTCATAGCTGAAATTGGAATTAACCACAACGGAAGTTTGCAAACCGCACTAGAATTAGTCGATGCTAGCCACCTAGCCGGAGCCGACGCGGTTAAATTTCAAAAAAGAAATTTGCGAGATCTTTATACTGAGAAAATATTGGATGATCCTAACAGCGCAGAGTGGACTTTTGAATACCTTATCCCGGTACTAGAAGAAACAGAGCTTACTGAAAATGATTACTTGGCCATAAAAGACAAGTGTGATAGTTTAGATATAGATTTAATTATCACTCCATTTGATTTAGATTCTGCTAAATTTTGTGATAAGCTTGGTTTGGCCGCTTTCAAAATAGGTTCGGCTGATATGGTTAATTATGACTTGGTTGAATATTGCTTCTCAACAGGCCGGCCTGTAATAATCTCTACTGGCATGTGGACTGAACAAGAAATTAAAGACGCTGTAGCAAAATATAGAACGTTTGGTGCGAATGATTTTTTTATGCTTTTAGCAAATTCAACTTACCCGACTCCTTTTGAATCTATAAATTTAGAATTTTTGCCAAAGTTAAAATCAATTCACAATTTAATAGGCTACTCTGGCCACGAGAGAGGAACATTTATTCCGGTCGCCGCTTCTGCCCTGGGCGCTAGAATAGTTGAGAAACATATCACTTTTGACAGAACACAGACAGGGCCAGACCACAAGGCCTCTATGCACCCGGATGAGTTTAAAGAGATGGTTGATAATTTGAGGTCTTTAAAGTTAGCTTTAGGGGAAGACAAAGTAGTTAACCAGGCAGAAAAATTAGCAAAGGAAACTTTTGCAAAATCTGCATATGCTAAAAAAGATTTACCAGTTGATCATGTTCTTAAGCCAGAAGACATATATTTTACTTCTCCTGGCAAGGGAATTCATAAACATGAAATAGAAAAATTTTACAACAAACAATTAAAGTGTGAGGTAACAAAAGATAGTTTTTTGACCAGCCATCATTTTGAAAAAATAGTCAAGGTTGAAGATTGGAAACTGCCAAAATTTTCGAAAAAATGGGGTGTTAAATGTCGCTTCCATGATTTTGAAGAGTATAAAAGATTAAACTCGCCGGTCATAGAATTTCATTGCTCACAAAGAGACATGGATGTAAACTTTAAGGGATTCTCAAAAACTAGCCAATTGGTCGTACATGCACCAGAAATATTTGATCGTAAATTGGTTGATATATGCTCGGAAGACCCAGAAATTGTAAAGGGTTCAGTTGAGTTATTGCAAAAGGCAATAGACAAAACGCTAGCAATATCCAAAAACTTTCCCTTAAAAAAACCTAAATTTGTGGTACATTTAGGGGGTATGTCGCTTCAACATGTAATTAATGACGGAAACACGAGCTTAATGATGGAAAGAGCAGTTGATAACTTTAAAAAGTTAAATTTCAATCCGGACAATATTGATGTATTGCCAGAGAATCTTCCTCCACGGCCGTGGTATCTTGGGGGGCAGTGGTTCCAATATGGCTTTATGCATTCACAAGATATGATTGATTTTTGCAATCACTTTGGCTTGATGATGACGTATGATGTCTGCCATGCTGCTTTGCACTGCAATCATGCCAATATCTCCCTAGAAGAGTATACCAGCCATGTTCTTCCCTATGTATCGCACTTTCATATCTCTGATGCAATCGGAATTGACGGTGAGGGAGTGCAAATTAATGAGGGGGACGTTAATTTCAAGAACTTTTTTGATGTCTTGTCTGGCAACAAGAAAGACTTTTCCTGGGTTACAGAAATTTGGAGTGGCCACGTTAATCACGGAGCTGGATGTCGTCACTCCATGCACCGATTAGAAAAATATAATAATATTATTTAGGAGTTTATTGTGAAAAGAGCTTTAGTTTGCGGCGCCGGAGGCTTTATCGGGGGCCATTTAGTTAAATTTTTAAAATCCAAGGGTTACTGGGTTAGAGGTGTGGACTTAAAACACAACGAATTCCACAATGTTGCCGAACTAGCAGACGATTTTGTCATCGGTGACTTAAGAAATCCAGAAGTAGTCGCTTCTGTTGTTGATGGTCAGGTGGAAGAAATATATCAGTTAGCTGCAGACATGGGCGGCGCTGGGTTTGTGTTTACAGGCGAAAATGATGCTGATATTATGCATAATTCTGCTTTAATCAATCTAAATATAGCACACGAGGCAGCCAAAAAAAATGTAAAAAGAATATTTTATTCCTCCTCTGCATGCATGTATCCTGAGCACAATCAATTAGACCCAGATAATCCAAACTGTGTAGAAGACTCTGCGTACCCAGCGAATCCAGATTCTGAGTATGGCTGGGAAAAACTTTTTTCGGAAAGGCTTTACCTTTCGTTTATGAGGAACAAAGGCATAGAAGTAAGAATTGCTCGCTATCATAATATATTTGGTCCTTTTGGCACCTGGGAAGGCGGCCGAGAAAAAGCGCCCGCCGCTTTTTGTAGAAAAGTCGCTGAGTGCGCCGACGGCGACTCTGTGGAGGTCTGGGGCCCGGGCTCTCAAACAAGATCTTTTTTGTATGTCGACGAGTGTGTAGAAGCGACTTATCGACTAATGCAGTCTGATTTTTCTGGACCTGTAAATATTGGGTCTGAAGAGATGATTTCCATCAATGATTTTGCAAAAATGGCAATTGATATTTCTGGTAAAGATGTATCAATTCACAATATTGACGGAAAAGAGTTTGAAGACAAGTATGGCCATAAGTGCCCAATTGGAGTCAATGGAAGAAACTCTGACAATAAATTATACAAAGAAAAAATAGGCTGGGTTGTTTCACAGCCACTTCGCGAAGGAATGGAAAAAACGTTTTTGTGGATTCAAAAACAAGTTGAAGCAAAAGATAATGGCTAGATGTTTAGTAACAGGACACCAAGGCTACATTGGTTCAAATTTAGTCAAAAAATTAAGGGAGCAGGGCCACGAAGTCTTAGGCATAGACATTAAAAGCGGCCATGACATAAACTCTCTTCAAGGTTTAAAAGAATCCAACGACGGAACTTTCCACCCTGCTTGGTGGAATTTTAGACCAGAATATGTTTTTCATTTAGCATGTTTTCCACGCGTCGGCTATAGCATTGAGCACCCCGTTGTCACTATGAAAAACAATGTTTTAGCTGGATCTCATGTTTTAAATTTTGCAAGAAAGGTTGGCGCTAAAAGAGTAATATATTCCAGCTCCTCTTCTATTGTTGGTAACGGCCATGGCCCGACTAATCCTTATGCTTTGCAAAAAATGACTACAGAAGTTGAATGTCGTCTGTATTCTGAACTATATGGGCTTGATACTGTCTCTCTTAGATATTTTAACGTCTACTCTGAGGACCAAGAGGCCAACGGGCCATATTCTACAGCGGTGTGTAACTGGATGGATTACTTAAAAAATAACAAAACACCTTTTATAACAGGCGATGGAGAGCAGAGAAGAGACATGCTACATGTTTCAGATGCAGTTTCTGCGAATATATTTGCGATGGAAAGCAAGAAAGATTTTTGCGGACATTTTTTTGATGTTGGCACCGGTAGGAACATTTCTTTAAATGAGTTAAAAAAAATAACTCAAATATATTTTCCAAATGCGAAATTTAACTATATAGAACCAAGACCAAATGAAGTAAAAAACACATTAGCCGATACTGAAAAGTTAAAACAACTTGGTTGGTGTGCTACAATAGACATACAAGAGGGCGTATCTTCTTGTTTTAAGCAAGCAAAAGAGGTAAAAAATGCTTAAGTTATCGGACGAAGCTTTGGGTGCAATCATGATGGCTCTACAAAAGTCCTTAATGGAGCAAAGCGACATAGTTCCTGTCTTAAAAGGCTTTAATTTTAAACTTAACGAAGAAAAGGAACTTTTTGTTATGAATCCACCAATTTTAAAAATGAAAGAAGAGGATGAAGAGCATCCTATAGGCTCACTAGATTGATGCCTAAATATCTTTATAAGTGCACTTCTTGCGATGTCGTGCTTGGAATGTATCATGCCATGGCAGACACTGTCAATGATTGCACGCAGTGTGGCGCTGAAAATAGTTTAGTCAAAAAACCATCTTCTTTTAGCTTGAATAGAAACCAAGAAGAAGATAAAAAAGTTGGTTCTGTCGTGCGTGAGTCGATAGAAGACTTTAAAGAAGACCTAGACAGTCAAAAGAAAGATCTACAAGGGCAAATGTACACAGAAAATGAATAAAATAGTAGTTCTTACATCACTAGTCCTTAATGGCATATTATTAATGGTTTTATTCGGTATTTTACCTTTTTTGTTTTATGTTAGTGTTTTGCTAAATTTAGGCATGTTGTGGTTTGTCTTTACGATGGTGTCGAAAAATGCGCAACTTGAAGAAGATATTATAAATATCGTAGAAAAAATAGAAGATTTTTCTAGTCATATTGACGAAATACATGGTCTAGAAATGTACTATGGTGACGAAGATCTGCAGGGCATGATTGATCACTCAAGACGCCTAATTAATGATTTCATAGATTTTCAGGCCGAGTACTTTGACGTAGAAATAGAAGAGCCGGATGAGGAAGAAGAGAACTAGAAAAAAGAATACGTATTTTACTAAAGTTCATGAGGAGGCAATAATACAATATGCGTCGACAAATGACAAGCAAGTAAGAACAACGCTGTATATAGAGTTAATTGAACCGGCTTTCAATGAGCTAGTTGATAAAATAGTATACACTTATAAGTTTAACACGCTTCCAAACATTGATTATTTGAAGGATGACTGCAAACTATGGCTAATAACCATACTTGACAAGTACGACCCAGAGAGAAAATCAAAGGCCTTTTCTTATTTTAGTGTCATCACAAAAAATTGGTTTATTCACAAAGTAAAACAAAACGCTAAAAGACTAAAGAGAGATGTACAATATGAAGACATAAATAGCGCCGAAATAAATGATATCTTGGTGACCCACCACACTTATGAAAGCGACAGAGAAAACCATGAGTTTTGGCAACATCTTTTTGCTGAGATTGACAGTTGGGAAAATTTAAAACTAAAAGACAACGAAAAGAAAGTACTAGAAGCCATTCGCATCCTTTTTAATAGCATCGATGAAGTTGAAATTTTTAATAAAAAAGCTATTTACTTGTACATGAGAGAGATCACTGGCTTGAATACGAAACAAATAGTTAATAATTTGAATCGTATGAGGGAAAGATATAGGAATTTTAAAAAGCAATGGGAAAAGGGAAGCGTTTAAATTCAGACCAGTTTGTAGAAGAGGCTATTGATAATGTCAGAAGTGACAGAGCGATGGCCTCTACACTTCTGGTAGAGTTGATGAAGATACTAAAACAAGATGAAACAAAGCACCAGTATTCTGGCCCTGTCGCTGCAAAATATTTAGAAACCCTCCAGCGCTCAAACGAGCAGTTGGTAAAGCTAGCTAATCTCCTTAGCAAAAAAGAAACTGTTTCTTCCGGGCTGACTTCACTAGAAAAATCAGACATATATGACATGATTAAGGAAGACAGTGAAGAACAGTAGGGGAAAACATGGCGGAAGAAATAAAATCTAGCTGGGCTTACCACCAGAATCTACCACTAGGTGTTCTTAACAAGCTTAACAACGACATAACAAAGAAAAGAATTGACGAAGGTCAAAGCTTCTCTTCTTTGCTATCTGACGTATTTAGCTCCGTATACAACTACGACGTAAAGAGAGGCACTGGTCCTTATGCCGCTGTAGTGTTGGATGTTATAACTGGACCACAAAAAAACAATAGCGCTGCTAGTGGAGACGGACCTAATACAAAATCGTCAGATGCAGCTAGTAGGGATGTACGAGAGGAGATCAGAAGGAAAGGCAACAAGCCTCCAGCTGTCCGTGTAATTGCAAAGATACCTGAATTTGACGCTGACATTCCATGGCCAAAAGACGATAAAGACCAAAAAAGAATTCAGCTGCATGGCGAGTTTGTGCAAATTGAAGAAAACTTACAAGGCGTCAAAGCAATTCAGCCAGGCTCAATTGTGTGGGTTCAGTATGCTAACGATGATGAGCAAGCTAGCTATAGCGGCGCCCCAACTGGCTACATCATTGGAATACACACAACTGAAGCTTTCAACGCGATTGTTAAAGTAACGAAATCGCTAGAGTCTTTTAACCCTGCATGTCAAGCTGCACGCAACTTGTCTAGACCAGCCGGCGGCCTTTATGTCGGCAACACAGAGGAAGATCCTGCACCAAATTTGACTGATATGAAGATAAAAAGTCATATCAAAACAGGAATATTTGGCGACGGACACGCAAGAACAAAGGTACACTTTAACCAATCTTTATTCGAATCTGATGTTTCCCACAAGCACAACATACGCGGACCTGCTCCTGGTAAAGATAATGCATTTATATGGATTGGGCACCTAAAAAACAATGGATATATGGACATTTTAGATCGCCCAAACGACAAAGGAAGGGAGACCATCATATACGCGCCGGCAACGCTAGATTTAAACGTTCCTGTGGAAATAAAGTACTACTTTCATGATGTTGGTGGTTTTGGTTATGCACATTTAAATGGCCCCAATACTACAATTGATGCGGCTATTGAAAATTCAGAATTACCAGGAAACGATTTTAAAGAAAAGATAGCACCAGCTATCAAGGATTTAAATGTCGACGGTAGAAATTATATTCTTGTAATTCCAGAAATGGCCTATTCTCTAGGCTATGGTACCGCGACTGGCCACACTAAAAGAGTGCAAAAGATAGTTGATGGAGAGCCAGTAGACCCCGGTGTTTTTCCCGGCAATGAAACCTCCAACATAAGAAGCAACGTTGATCCTACTTCTCGTGCTATAGTAAAGGAATATTTATCAAATGTTGACCTGGGCGGAGGAAAAAATTTAGCTCAAAATACTCCGCTAGCGCTTCGTCAATTAGTTACGTTCGACGGATCATACACAGGTGGTAACTTTGAATTATTTCACAATGAGGTCCTCGATGTTCTAGAAGCATATATATATGCAGACGTTACGGACCGTCTAGAATTTGTTTCTTTCCTGGGCGATGGTCTTGGAGCAGTAGCCTTGGCTAGCTCACTTCAAGTCTCAGACGGAATACAAAAGGCAGTGTTTAATCCAAATACAAATGTCAGGATAGACTTTATAACCAGCCCAGAAGCTGATTTAGTTTCAGCTTTTTACGGTGGCTATTTTGGCACGTCTGCGCCTTCAACTGTAGTATACAATAATCTGCTATTACAAAGAGATTCGGTTGGCTATACAGAGTTTAACTATATAACTCCATCAAGCAACAATACAGAAAATTCTTTTTTTGATAATTTGGGAAAAATTGAAGATTACAAAAGAAATGTTAAAACCCCTGGAAAAGGTGCTAGCGCTAATAAATTTTCTTTTGTAATTAGCGAATCAGACTCGGATAGAAGATTTGTTAGTATGCATGTTGTGGATCGTCCCTCCGTTTCAGGCACTAAAAACAAAGTTGGCTACGCTTTCTCAATGATAAACAAAGATCTTCCAAGTTTTCCAGGATACCCAAAGAAAAACGACAAAAATTCGCAACTTAAAGCGGGGCTAAACAAGGTACCGGATCATGCTTATGCACTGGCGACGAAATCCTCACCTAGCGATTTAGAAAGACTAACAAAGCAGCAAACAGAGCTTACGGAAACTGTTAGTTTTTTTCAAGGTGCTTTAGATAAAATACTAGCTGCATCATCTTCCGGCCTCGGTTTAGGGGGAGGATACCTCGAACTTTGTAAAGACGAGAAATACCAAATATTTTGCAACAAGTACGGCAACGTCGACCAAAATAAAAACTCCCTGTTTGACAGTGAATATAGAAAGCATCTTAATAACTTAAAAAAACTAGCTGAAATTAATATTCTCTTGCCAAAAGGATCATTCATAGAACTCATAAAATCATCAAAGCAGGCATTAGAAGCGGAGAAAAAAGATCTCCAAGATTTACTAACAGCAGCAAAAGAAAATCTAGCTCCACCTGAAGAAGGCGAGGAGTCAATAAGAGATGTTTGGGAAGCGCTAAATACTGGAATAGCACAGTACAACGATCGTCTCAAAAAAGCGGATATCGGCGCCGGCGTGCCAGATCTTGGATTATTGGCTGACTTTATTGTTGCTCCTGAAGCTTATACAAAATTAATTAAGAAGGTGGATTCTTTAATTGGTGTCTTTGACCCGCAAGCAGTTGCTCGACCAGCCGATTGTGTGCCTGCTCCACAAACAGTTTCCGAAGCGCAAGCCGGTTCAGCAAATAATGCCAACGACGCGTCCTCGGGCTGTCCACCTGTTGGCCCTGAAACTCCCACTACTTTTGCTGGACTAGCTTTCTTGTTGGGGTATGGTGATGATATTGGGACACCACCTGTAAAAGACGATTTTGAATATGTGTCCGGGGTATCAAAAGGAAAGATAAATAAAGTTCGACTACCAGAAACTTTTAAATTAGATAAATTTAATTACAGTGCACGAGGGCCAAATGGCACTATTGTTAAGAAAGAGGGGCCACATATTTGGGGCTGTATGACAAGAATGTTGTCTGATAAGTGGAATGAAGCCTGCGAGCAGACAAAATATTATCCATTTGCAATAACCAACGGCGTTAAAGGCCATGAGGAACCAAAGACAGCCGGCATCGCGGCGTACGAAAACGGCCTTTCCTTGCATGCACTAGGACTGGCGATCGATATAGATCCACAAATTACGGGGTTCAGCTTTGATCCTAGAAAAGCAGTGCATAGTGTTTTCACTGGGGCTTGGAATGTTTTTGGCAACGCCTTGACTGAAGCTAAAATGACGCAACGCGGTGTCCTTGAGGGGCTGTACAAACTGGGAGTATACCAGAAAAAAGCAGACAAACTGTACTTAAACTCTCATGAAGGCTTACAGCTCGGAGCGCGCCCTCGCTCGATAGAAAATTTTGCATCAGCTCCTGATAGCTATCTAGGAAAGACTGATACTTTTCAACCCAGAGACAGGAGGTATTTTAATATTATGACCGACGCTCGCGGAGGCCCTATCGTTCCGATGGGAGCAAATCCTGTTAAGTGGGTTGTTTTATTTTGTGAAAAGACTGGTATGAAATGGGGCAATGGCACATTCTTGAAAAAACGATGGCGAGGCGGCAAAACATGGAATGACACCGAAAAGAAAGAAATTAGCAATTTACTGGGTGTTGAGAATGTTGTTGATCGAATACAGAACATCTCTTGGCAAAGTGATTTAGATTCTCACGCTCATTTTCAGTACTTTGCAGGCGATGGTATTATAGCGTGGGAAGAAATAGACAAATATATTGAGGAAGAGGACCTATAACTATGGCAACAGATGTATCAGCTAGTACGACAACAGTAGTAACTTCAAAAGGGGAACAAACGTATTATAGTTTTGATGTTGTAGATCCTGCAACTGGACAAATCAAAGAGTCGTTTAACACTACAGACCCTACGGATGCAAAAGCAAAATTTGATCAAATTAAGCAGGATTATCCTGAAGCGACGATCAACGGAGGCGAAGGTGATCCGTTTCAGGACGGCACGTTTTCGTCACAAACCGATTATGAAGTCGGCGGTTTTTCAGGCCCTACTTCTGCAGCTGGCTCTGATGGACAGTTTAACCAAGATGATATAAGAAACTTGCCGACACCCGGATCTTCCCCGTACCAAGAAGGCGCCCCTCTGCAGGATACATCAAAGATAACTAAATTAGCGAGGGATCGGTCTGGTTTATCGAAAAACAGAAAATATCTGGCTAATTTGAGCAGCAAGCAGCTAGCTAGAAAAAAACTTCTTGGAGTGAATGGACAAAAGAGAATCCAAGCTCAAGTTCCAAGAGAGAAACTTTCGTGCGAAAAACAGTACGGCCCTGGCCCAGATAATAACGCATTCATTGTTATTGGTAATGACAGGGTTGACAAAGCCAACACTGGTTACGGAGGCAAGGGCCATACGCAGTCTGACGCAATTGATATTGTGGCGGGCATGGGTGGTTTTTCACCTCAAGAAGAAGACTCCAGTGGCCGAAAAAGAAAACAAAATCCAAGCTTCTTCGTTGACGCCGCTCGCATATACGTATCACAAAAAACAGATGTTGACAAAAACTTTGGAATTGGAGAGTTTGCCAGATACGACAACACAAAGGCCATGTCTTTGATACCACCGGGTGACGAAGAGATCGGACCTTACGGAGCAAAATCTGCTGTTGCAATAAAAGCGGACAATGTAAGACTTATCGGCCGCGAAAGCATACGAATTGTTACAGGAACAGATGCTAAAAATTCTCAAGGTGGCGATGTCTTAGCAAAAAGCGGAATTGAACTAATAGCTAATAATGATATAGAATCGTTGCAGCCAATAGTTTTAGGTGATAATTTGCAGTTAGGATTAATTACTATATTGAACAATGTCGAGGCTTTAGCTAAAATTATGCATGGATATATCAAATACCAAATGAAGTATAATCAAGCTCTTCAACAACATACACATGTTTCACCATTTTACGGAATTACTACTTTAGCTTCAGAGCCAGCGATAATTGCTGGCATAAAATGTGACATTGAAACAGGCGCGAACACAGAGCTTTCAATTCTAAAACACATCACAAACTTACAAGGAGTTAAGCACAACTTCTTGACTGATAGTGGTGAGAGCTTTATTAACAGTAGAAACAACAAGGCTAATTAATAATGGCAAGCAAAGTCATACCCCCTCCACCATATAGTGAAAACGAGCAAGGTGCTGCTAGCATTTTTTGTGATCCAGAGCTAGAAAGCTCTCTTTCGCTTGTTACAAATCAGAGACATTACATTGGCCGTTTAGAGGGCGACGACGGAATATTTTCCAATCCGTATTTACCAGTCAGGCTACAGCCTGCCGAGCAGAATCTAGCTAATGGTTGGGACGAAGAGGTATTTCCGGCCATCGACGACGATGGCGATCTTGTAACAGATGCACAGGAAAAAAACAAAGTTGGCATTGAAGTGCCTCTTGGTTTTGAAATAACTGTAACAGAAATAGTGCAAAGCGAGTCTGGTACGTGGGTTGGCTTCATTTCTTTAGACCCCCGAGCAGAAGATCTGGATGACGACGTATTCGCGGATAATACGCGCGTTTTGTATACCAAGGCCGAATATGTTAGAATAAAAGAAGTTTACCTTGGTGTTGATCCAGTTTTATCTAGCCGCTCTCAAGTGGGAGATTTGTTAGCAGAATCTGTGCAAGGCATACCTGGAACAGACACGATCTCGCCGGCAAACAGTGAAAAATGGGTGGAACTAGAGCCAGAAGACGTCAAGCGCCAGTACTTTAATTTTTATGATTATAATCAAGCCCTGGTAGAAAGAAATCAAATTCCTAGCGAAGACGATCGACCAATATATAACCTGGATACTATACAGAAATTTCAAACTCTTAAGTATTCAGAGGGCTATTTTTATTTTGTTGTTGGGTCAGCCCCTAGAAAAAGCGAGGCAGACTTAATAAACGAAAGTGGTGGTGATTTAGAACTTTCAGAGCAGGCGCTTGAAGAAAGCAAGCTGGTCTCTTCAGAAGAAACTTATCAAACAATTCGTGATAGTGCTTGGAACAATCTTTTAGAATATTTAAATCGACCGCGCAACATCTATCAAAATTTAAAAGATGAATATTTTATACAAGTTGCAAGAAAAGTAAACACGCAAAGCCCAGATCCAAATAACGAAAGAATACTATTTGCGATTAGAGCCGATTATATTGATTCTTTGCCTAAAACGCCTGTTTTTTACAAAAACAATTTTCCGGCGGGTTCACAATTTTTACAAGGCAATAATTACGCTGTTTCTCTACCTGCTTCTGAAATTGCAAAACGCTGCAATGTAATAGTTCAAAATTTGACTCAACTTAAGCAGAGCATCGGCACCTCAAACATTACTGTCCAAAACGCAAATCAGACAGATTACGACATCGACGCGCAGATTGATTTCGTTAAAAAAATACCAGATATTTTTAGAGAGTTTTTTCATAGACAAGCGTTCCCCCTTTCAGCCAACAAGAGTGAATTATACGAAATAATTAGAGACGCGTCTGCTGCTGTGCTTGATAAAAATATTATTCAAATTGGGGTGAAAGATAACGGCGAGTTGGGCGGCGATGTAAGAGAGACAATTTCTTATGTTCTTTTCTCTCCTGACCCTGAAAGTATTCGCCCTGCAGGCGTAAATGACAGCGAGTTTCCCCTACAATATTTTGATCCTTATGCCACCGACCCAACTCCTCGCAGCGCCATCGCTCTAGACGTTGCTCTGCCATGGCTAAGAGAGAAGTTTGAGGGTGTTTATGGCTCGCGAGCTTTGCATCTTTTGTTGTCATACGAAAGTTCCAATAAGTTTTTTGGCGCAAACGATACTGAAGAAAAATGGATGGAGTACCTTTCAAAGTACATGGTACCGCCATTAAGAATATATCTGTCTAAACAGCTTTCTGTTGCAGAAGAACAGCTGGACTGCGATGAGATAATAACGAGACTAAACAAGGCCGGTCCTGTGCTAACTTTCGAAGAGCGTCTTCTAGAAGAAAAGCTATACAACAGTGAAGAGTGCATGGCGCTTTACTATGAAAAATACTCCAAGTCGACCCCCGCCGTTTCTCCTGGTATGAGCAAAAGAGAACTAGAGCTAAAGGCTGAAAAAACTCAATCTGGCGGCAACATATTAGACGACCAATATGTAAAAATCTTATATACTGGGTTTTTCAATGCTCTTGACACAAACTCAATAACTTCTTTAATTATGGCATGCCTTCAGAAAAAACTGGGCATAGAGTTGACAGCAGAGGCAATATGTGAAAGGGCAATACTAAAATTAGTGTCGGCAGTTGGTACTGATTCTGTAGAAAAAACAATGCTAGCAAACGCACTATTGGCGCCTAATTCAGAATCTAGCGTTATGTTCCTCAATGCATACAACGGAGCGCCTCCATTTGCTCCCGATACCAGTTTTAGCCCGGGCACATTTGCTAGCGATGGAACAACCCCCGCTCAAGCGCCGCCAGAATTAGACGAAACATACAATAATGCACCAATTGCCGCGGCCATGCTAATGTCCCAGACGCGTACGCTAGCGCCCGATGAGGAAGAACGAGTTAACTTTAACGATGAGAAGTGGTGGACTGTTGAGGGTGGTGATATTCGAGTCAACACTGCGGTTATTGAAGCAACCAAGCAGTTAGAAAAAACAGGCCAAACAATTATATTTAAGCCTGGTATAAAATTTGTAGACCAGGAAAACACTAGTTTTGGACAACCAACACCAATCAAGTACACGCAACAGGAAATAGAAGCAGAGCGTACTCGACTAAAAACTTTGGGCTACACCAGCGCAGAAACTGATTCTGTGTTGGTTGCTTCTGGTTATTTGATGCCAGATCCTGACCAAATACAAATTGTACTGGGCGACGGCCAAGCTAGCCAAACGCCAGCCGGCGGAATGACAGGACCCACAGGACTGCTTCCTTATAATTACACAGCCCAAGAAGACGCTCGTGTTGTAGAGCAAAACGCAGAGAATTGGCTTAATTATATGAAGCGAACGATTGGGCTAGCTTCCATATGCGAGCTGATTGTCGGTGATATTTTAGACGGATTACAGAACTTAATCAGGGATCCCGGCGCTTTCTTTAGTGGCGGCGGAGCCGGCTGGTGGGACAACTTTGTCGAGGGCTTAAAAAGACAATTTTCTCCACCAGTTCCAACACTAAAGTTTCCAGATTCTTTGTTAACAGATAACCACATGGGTGACTATGGGGAAAGATTGTCCAAAACAATACTTGCCATGGTCGCTCAGATGTTAGGCCAGATTGTAAATCTGCTGCTAAAAAACGCACTTGAGCAGTGTCTAGAGGAAGATAGTGACGTTGGCACATCCGGACGAAAACCAGCCCCTGGGCCCGATGTTCCATTTCCGGTATTAGAAGCAGCCGGCCTGCCGAACATAGGCGACCTATCAAATGCAGACGTGCTGGCTTGGATAAAAGATATATTGGATAACCTATCAACTGGCCAGCTTTGCGCTCTATTAAGAGGAGACGCGACAAGAAAAACCTTACTAGCTTGCGTTTCCAGAACAAGAAATAATTGGATTAATGTTTATCAAAATGGAGTCGACTCTCCAGAAGATATAAGGACCATTTTTCAGAAAATAGGTGAGAGCATTGATTTAGATATATGTGATGTTATTGAATCACCAACGCTAGTAAACAATCTCTGCGAAGCTGTATACGATCGCGACGCTCGCTGCGCTGCCCTGTTGGAGTCTGGCTTGACACGCGAAGAGTGCGAAGCTCAAATTAATCAAGAAATAGAAGATTTAAGAACTCGTGTCGCAGGTACCGCAGACTTAAGCCTGTTAGACTTAAACCCACTAGCAAACAGTCTGCCTCCGATATGTGGTAACGACTTTGTAATCCCCCCAGGTGTAAAAGACACAATGGAGAGGATAACTGATAATATTTTAACAAACGTCAAGGGCTCCTTGATGATTGATCTTGAAGGTTTAAAATTCTTTTCTGATCCTCCTCGTGCCTTAAAAGCTGCAACGGATCCGGAAGAATTAAAAAAGACACATGCTGCTTTTCTACAAATAGCACAGAAGCCTTATAAAAGAAAGGCCCTTGCCTTTATTGGCGATCCTACGAACCATTATGCGATTAATAATCTTTCATCTAATCCACCATACCCAATTTATACTTTGTGCTATAATGCTACTAAGCACAATGGCAATAAAGTTGTTGTAGACGATGAAATGCAGGAATTAATCCCTCTTCATGCCGGCCTGCTGATCAACGAACAATCAACGAACCTTACAATTGATGATATGCTTGATAAGGCTCTGCCGGCACAGAAAAAAGCAGACGTTAAAGCATACGCTGAAGCAAGAATTGGCGGTGAAAGCATTACTGCAGACACTGAAAATGTAAGACAAGAAATAATTTCAGAATACTCTAAAGATATTAAAATTAAATCGCTAGAATCCCTAACAATCGCAAGCGATCAGCTGTTTACAGCACCTTTGTTTAGGCCCATGAATAATGCGATAACAACATCTGGATTTGCGACCTACTCATACGATGAATATAGAGGTTTAGAAGTTTCAGATAATACCAGCACTAATGTATACGCGTCGTTTCCTGGCAATTTTTCTAATCCAATCGGAGACCAAGGCCTAAGATTGACACGACCATGGACGCTAGATACTAAATTAAAAGATATTGATAATCGTCCTTGGACTTGGTATTATATGTTGCGAGCTTATACTGGGGTTGATATAACAATTGAAGGCGACGACACAGGAAAGCCCAGCCCACGACGCAATTTTCCTTTACATTGGCTGCAAAATTATGATTTTTGGTCCTATGACTTTAATCCTGAAGACCCTGATAGTTTATATGCCGGCACCGACTTTGACCCGTATAATGTTGTATCCGACGGCGACCCCCCTACTAAGTTAACTGGCTGGTGGCTCTTGTACACCGCATCCCCTGGCCTACGCAATTTAGTAAAAATAGCGCAGCGAATAGTCAGGGAATCTGGTTCGACCCCGTTTAAAAGAAAAGATGCAAACGGCAAAGAATTCCAATTTAATTTGGCGATCGCTTTTATGGAACTTACTTTGGCTGAAGCGACCGGCCTTGAAAGTGCAAGATTGCAAGAACTTTATCCTAATTTACAAGATTATGTTTCTAATCCTGAAAATGGAGTGATACTAAGTGTTTACAAAAATCCAAAAGTAAGTGTGGTAAAGTACACGACGAAGCTCCTCTACGCGGCGGAAGCCGCCGGCGGCAACGAGCTCCTTGAGCTCTTTGTGGCCCTCGACAGCGGAGATTCTTCCTTGTGGAATCAATTTTTAGAACTAAAAACAGAAGAAATATCAAAAGAGTCTCAAAGGTGGGGCTCGTACGACTTTTATTATCCTCACTTTCTAGTTTTTGATAGATATTTTAGAGACCCGGAAAGTCAACTAAACGCTCCTCCGCAAGAAATAATTGAAGCTTTTTCCAGCGCAGGACAGAAAGTTAATCAAGAGTTATACGATTACTTAAGCTTTATACCAGAAAGTCTTTTGCCGCAATCATTAAGAGCAGCGACAGACCAAAGCACCTCGCAGCTGATTAACGATGATATAGATAAAATTATTAATTCTGCGCAATATAATCCAAATATTTTAAAATATGAGCTTCCTTCTCAAGTCTCTAGTGTAAAGCTTTTTGGTAGCGAATCAACTTCGCAACAAATACAAGATGTTATCAATGGAGTAGACCCAGGTGCACAAGTAGCAACGTTAGCAGACCAAATAGATACAACGAATGTAGAAAAAAGCCTGATACATCAAAACATATTAACTCCTTTAGGGGAAAATGAAAATGTCCAAGCTAGTCTTATAAGAAACGTATCTAAACTCATTAAGGGCACAGTTACTCCATTTCCAGAATATCCAGTTATAGATCCTGAAATTTTGGGGGTAATCGAAGAGGTTAGTGTTAATGATCTGACTCCGGAAGAAATGATTACTTTAATTAACAAGCAAGACAAATACGCTGCTGGTCTAGAAAAAGATATTCTAGACTCCGAGGAGCTTGATGCTATTGAAGTTACGTTCGGGGGCGTCGATACTATAACCGTGTTTAATATACAAAAAATTCTTGAAATTGCAGAAGATCCTGCTATGTGGATAGCTCAGCAAGAAGATGTAGTATTAGCAGCAGAAATGCAGAGCTATCTTATGGGCAGTCCAACAAATTTTGATATAACTAAGTTGGATGATTTTAAAAAACAAAGTGATTTTCTTAAGTTTTTGAAATTCTTTAATGATTCCTATTATGAAGCTGTTAATCTTCCCTCAATAATTCTTACTGATACGCAAGCTGAAAATCTAATTAAACAGTTAATTGACCAGCCAGAAAATATTGGCGCCCTTATTTTAGATGAAAGCAGCGCTGTGTATCTACCAGCAGATCTTCCAGTACCTCCGCATTCTGTTGTTGGTGATGACAGGATTACAAACCAGGTATACAATTTTAATTTTGCCGGCCGCCTAGCGCCCGATGTCCATAAGATAATTGAAGGCCTCTACACAAATGACATATCTCTTAACGCTTCATTTGCTAGCGATTACGCTAGTTTATATAGCGATACAGTTCTAGACCAGCAAAACTACAAAGCCCAAATATTTGGTCAATTTTTAGCTAATAAGCTTGATGATAAGCTAGCGGAACATTCTATTGAGCTAGGGCAAGAAAACCTTAATGATATTAAGAAATTTTTAGCAGTTGAAGGCTTTTCAGCCTTACAGTATGCCTACTCCACGCAGATGTTTGCAAAGATGAAGTCTTCCAGAATCCAGAATCGTGGATATATGAAGAAAATTTGGAAAAAAATTCTAAAAAGCCCATTAGTAAGTGACGGCACTGATCCTAGGTGCGAAGCTGTTTTGGCTAAAGCTGGAATTCCCAGCGATGCCTTATCACAAAACACAGAAACAGACTTCTTTAAGGTCGACCGAGTAAAATCTAAAATTATTGAATTCTACGAAAAATCACTTTGTAAAGATGTGTATGAAACAAACCTGCAGGGCCAAAATGCTACTCGCGTTTCTTTACTAGAGGGTATGGTAAAGCTAGTTGTTAAGATTTACACCCTTGAGATGTGCCTAGCTTCAGTAATAGCGTGGGATAGTTTTGATTTGGAAGATGTGTTTAAAGATACATCAATGGCAGCGATCATACTTCAGAATATTTCGCAAGATTTTGACATAGAGTTTTTGTCGTTCTTTGCAACAGATATGTTAAGAAAAGAAAACAATTTGACAGATATACAGTTGCTAGAACTAAAACTTGGTGTCGACGGGGCTCCTCAAAGTAGTTTAGAATACTTAATCGGCGTCGAGGGCGAAAATATTGCCGGCATCGTAAAAAGTATGTTTGTCAACAGTTTTCCAATTAGCACCGATCTTAGAGTAAGCTTATTAAAAAACACAGATCCAGATTATGTTGAGGACTTTGCAAGAGAAGTTGCCAACCCTTCAGAGTATAACACCGAATTTATTGCTCAAGCCGGCGCATTAACAGGCAGTACTGGCCCTCTAGAGATAATTTCTGACGTCAAGATGCCAGACAATATATATACAATGAATTTTGGCTCGGGAAGAAAAAATGAATACGCCGGAATAAGCTCAGGCATGAATTTTTCTTATGATAAAAATGAAGTGGATGTTTTTGGCCTCTCGGCAGAGCGAGGAGCCAGGTCTCAAAATAATAAAAACTATTTTCATTCTCTTCCAATGAATTGGTATCACGAACATGCGCCCTACAATTACAATGATTGGAAAGATAAAGCATGGAATTTAAACGCGTCTAATACGCTGTACACTGGAGAAGGTTTTGCTAGCTTTGTAAATCTTCAAAACACTCTTTTTGGAAGATCGGACGGCTTTTCTTTTGACAACAACGTAGAGACGTCGCATGGCAACAATATTAACAGAGTGCTTGGCAATATTGTTTTTGAGCCTTATGTAAAAATTGAAGATTGGGGCGAAGAAGAAAGAGATTTTGAGGCAGAAGTTTTTAGTAATCTAGACGAAAATGGTGAGCCATGTGACCAAGTTGTGTTAACAGCGGCCTATAATGTAAATGACTATCTAGACCTTATAGATGACACAATAAACACGAAAAGAAAAGAGGAAAACAACGCTTTCAGAAGTCATATATATGGTTATGTGCCGCTTTCAGCGTGGAGTTATTTTTACAACAATTATTTCTTAAAATCGCTTGAAGACTCTCCTGCGCTAACCGCTCTTTTTGACAGCTTTGGTTTAAAGCCATTTTTCAAGAGTGTAAAATTTGGTATGCGTATGAGCTATACCACTGCAAATACTAATCTCAACAAGCAACCACTTATCGATAATTTAGACATACAGTCAGCTACAAGCCCTCTTAAGAACGCTAAAACAATTTTAGGGCAGAGACCATATTATGTTGAAGATGGCGCTGAGACCGTTTTGTATGAGCTACAAATTCCAATTATTGAGGTAGAAAAAGAAATTGTCTCTGTCGATTATAGCCAGTCATTTACCATAGAAAACAGTGATTTGATACCATTTAATGAATTAGGGGTTGGTCCTGGCGGCAACCAAGAACTACACTACACAAAAAATGCACATCAGTTCTACTATGGTAAACTAGCTAATGCACTTCTGCAAGAGATAAAAAATTCAGCCGAGTTTAAACTTATGTATGATTACCTTTTCCCAATGAGAAGGTACATGGCTCTGGCTACAATAATGGCGTCTGATGGCTTGTCAACTTTTATACCTAATCCAACTGATGTTCTGGATAGAACAAAGCAGTCATTAGCAAACATAATTGATAATATTTCTAATTCTACTGACTACAAGCACTTACCAGATCCAATTGCTAATTTGCTAGCTGAACGCGCTCTCCGAGCAGAGGCCGGCACCGGAGCAAAAGAGCCGGATATGACAAAAGAAATCTTGAAAATTGTTCTCCGCACGCCTCTTTTGGTGCTTAAGGGATTTGTTGAGATAACAGATCCAGCGATTATTACAGCAAAGAGAATTATTGATATTTCTAACGCAGTTGCATCTGCTACTTTAGCAGCGGTTAAACAAGGCGTGGCAACAGCAAAGAGAATAGTGCAGTCTGGAATCGATGCCGCTAGGCAAATACTACAGCAGCTAGAGATACAATTAAATGTGGGGATTGGTTTTGCTAAATCTGCCGCCGCTGCCCTGCCGACTGTAAAAACTCCAGACGGCGGCACTGAAAAGCTCTCTGATTATGTTATAATAGAAAATACAGGAGAAATAGAAAACTGGAAACTAGAGTTAGTCAGCCCACTTCCGCCTGGCATGTCCGACGAACAAAACGATCAGTGGGAAGAGTTTGGCATTGAATTTAAAAAACTACAAGATTTATTAGAAGAATACAAAGAGAACAAGAAAAAGCTAGATGATCTCGAAAGCAAGAAGCAAGAAATTATTCAAGAGGGCGAGATAAAAATCAAGGAAGCAGAAGAGCGGCTTAAGTCACTCTACCAATCACCTTATCTATTACCAGGGATTTGGTCTGCAATGATGCCATCTGTCATACCATACGGAGGAGGAATAAATCCATTCCCAATGCCTCTTCCATTCGTAAGCACCTTCCCGGGGATGATTTATCTCGCTATACTATTTATAGATGCGATAGAAGAAAAAATACACGACGATATACAAAAGACTAAAGATCCAAATTGTGAGGATCAATTGTAAGGGGCTGACTGGATGAACGGTATTGGACCAAAATTACCGCTGCAAAGAGACGATGTATACGGAAACTATACCCTAATTTCTAGCTATGCTGAAGAAATAAAGCAAAATTTTAAAAATCTACTCTTGACTGCCCCTGGCGAAAGAATGATGAACCCGGACTTTGGTGTTGGCTTAAGAAATTTTCTTTTTGAGCCAGAGCAAAGAGTCTCTGGTATGATACGGCAAAGAATAACAAATCAGGCAAGCAAGTATATGCCGTTTATTAGAATCAACAAAATACTCTTTAATCATGGGATTGATCCAAAAGATTCAGTAGACTCTAATGTTCTTTCAATAATTATCGAGTTTGACGTTCCCAGCATGAACTTGCAAACTGAAATACAAATACAAGCCGAGGATGTTAACTAAATGCCAAAGAAAAATAAAAAACTCATTAAATATACGGACAGAGAATTCAACGATATTAAAGAAAGCCTAGTAAACTATGCACGCCGGTATTATCCGGATATTTACAAAGATTTTTCAGAGGCATCCTTTGGCTCTTTAATGCTCGACACTGTAGCGTATGTCGGCGATATGCTTTCATTTTATTTAGATTATCAAGCAAACGAGTCTTTTCTCGACACAGCAATAGAATACAATAATATTTTAAGATTAGGAGAACAAGTCGGTTATAAACAACAATTGCGTTCTAATTCTTTTGGGCTTTTGTCAATGTACATTATCGCACCCGCCACAGACGGAGGGTCTGCGCCAGATACAAATTACATGCCTGTGTTAGCAAAAGGCAGCAAGTTCGCCACTCCAGCCGGCCGCGTTTTCAGCTTGACGGAAGATGTCGATTTTGCCAACCCAGACAATGAAGTTGTCGTAGCTACAACAAACGCTGCTGACGGCAAACCGACTTCGTTTGCTGTTAAAACAACTGGGCAAATTATTTCTGGGGAAGTTAAGACTGAGACAGTAAGTGTCGGAGATTTTGCAAGATTTCTAACAATTCCGCTTTCTGATCCAAATATTAGCGAGATTGTTTCTATTGTGGACTCAGAGGGCCACGAGTATTTTGAAGTTGAGTATCTTTCGCAAGATACAATTTTTCGTTCGGTGGTAAATAAAGATCCAGAAACAAGAAGGTACGTGCCAGATGTTATGGTTGCCACTTCGGTACCAAGAAGATTCACAGTTTTTAATAGTTTTGGAACAACAAACATAAAATTTGGCTACGGCTCAGAAGAAAATTTAAAAACTGACAATACAATCCATCCATCTGAAGTTGTGTTAAAAATGCACGGTCGAGATTATGAGACAGACGCTACTTTTGATCCATCGAAGCTAGTAGAGACTAGCAAGTTTGGCATTGCGCCAGCAAATACAAATCTTACCATAACATATAGGACTAATTCTATAGACAATGTTAATGTTGCAACTAGAGCTTTAAGTGAGATAGTGCAACCTATTTTTATTTTTGGCTCAAATGCTACAAATTCATCAAAGATAAACACTGTCAGAGATAGCATAGAAGTAATAAATGAAGAACCAATTGTCGGCGACGTGTCAATCCCAACGGTCTCAGAGCTTAAACAAAGAGTCAACGACGTGTTTTCTTCGCAAAATAGAGCCGTTACAGCAGGCGATTATGAAGCACTGGTCTACAGGATGCCTTCAAAATTTGGCAGTGCCAAAAGAGCAAAAATATATAGAGACCAAGATTCATTTAAGAGAAATTTAAACCTCTATGTTTTGTCTGAGGATGCTGACGGCAATTTCATGACCAGCAACCAGGTGCTTAAAAACAATATTAAAACCTGGCTTAACCACTACAGGATGATTAACGATACAATAGACATTTTAGATGCTCGAATAATAAACATAAAAATTAATTTCACCGCAGTTGTTAATTATGATCAAGATAAGGTCGAAGCACTTTCCGCAGCAATAACAGAAATTGAAAGTATGTTTGAACAAAAGCTTGATATAGGCCAGCCGGTTTATATATCAAAGATTTATGATGTTTTAAACAATTTGGATGAAATAGTAGACGTAACCGATGTAAAGATTACAAATGAATCAGGAGGTCTCTATTCTGATCAGGCGCTAAATCTAGATCAGTATATCTCTGCCGATGGTAGGATATTGTATGCTCCACAAAACACAGTATATGAAATAAAATATCCGAATCTAGATATTAAGGGAACTATCAGATAATGGCGATTAAAAAGTATAAAGCTACAAAAGATAACACTATAACCAACGCGTTCAAGTTAGATCTGAATACACGCGCCACAGGCTCAAACATGGGTGCTTCTGATATATTGGAGGTATTTTCAATATATGGACAGCAGACCACCAGCTCTACAGAATTATCGAGAGTTTTGTTAGAGTTTCCTATTTCTACGATATCCTCCGACAGAACAGCTGGCACTATTCCAGCCTCTGGTAACGTAAATTTTTATTTAAAAGTCTATAACGCTAGGCATTCTGAACAATTACCTTCCAATTTTACGGTCAATGTAATGGCCATTTCACAATCATGGCAAGAAGGAACTGGCCTAGATATGGAGTCTTATAAGGATGAAAACAAAGATTCTATTGAAGGCTCAAACTGGACCAATCGCTTAAAAACAACTGCCTGGTCAAAACCAGGTGGAGAATTCCATTCGTCGTCGTACGTCAAAGACCAGACAATGCCAAACTACACCTTCACCTTTGACGAGGGATATGAGGATATAGAACTAGATGTTACTGCGATGGTAGAAGAATGGATATCTGGCACCCAACCGAATTATGGTCTGGGCGTATTTCTTACAGCTAGTCAGGAGGCATATTTTTCAAATTCTTCTGGGCTGGATTCAGGATCAGTTCTTCACAATCCAGATGGGCAAGAGAGAAGCTATTACACAAAAAGATTTTTTTCAAGAAGTAGCGAGTTCTTCTTTAAAGTACCTGCGATTGAAGCGAGGTGGGACTCTACCACAAAAGATGATAGAGGTTATTTCTTCTTTAGCAGTTCGATTGCTCCTGCTGCTGATAATTTAAACACGATCTATCTTTATAACTACATTAGGGGCGAGCTAAAAAACATACCCGGAGTTGGAACTGGGACACTTTTGGTCAGCATTTATTCAGGCTCTTCAAACGACACGGCCCCAAGTGGATCAAAGCTTAAGCTTTCAAAAGGCGGTGGCGTTGTTGCAGCTGGCGATACTAATATTACTGGTGGGTATGTATCGACGGGTATTTATTCATGCTCTTTTGCCTTTACTGGCTCCTCGACCTTAAAAACTATTTACGACGTATGGCACAATGGCACTGTGGAGTATGATACAGGCTCTATAAGACCAAAAACTTTTGATTCTTCAAACTGGAATGCTTATGATCAATATGTTAGCAAAGTAACTAATTTAAAACCAAAGTATGTTAAAAACGAGCAGGCTAGATTTAGGGTCTTCACAAGACCTAAAAACTTCACACCAACAATCTATACGGTGGCTTCGCAAGACATAGAGAAAGAAATTATTCCAAGTGCGTCATTTGAAATTTTAAGAATGGTAGACGAAAGGACCGTTATAAATAATTCTACGGGAAGCACGACTAACCACACTTATTTGTCTTACGATAATTCTGGAAGTTATTTTGATTTAGATATGTCTTTACTAGAACCTGGCTACATGTACGGTATTAAATTAAGCTACTATGTCGCTGGCCAGTGGAGAGACCAAGAAGAAGTGTTTAAATTTAGAGTTGAAGATAATTAATTATGGGATAAAGTTGGACTAGCACATGAGCATTAAAGATCTATTTGACAAAGGACAGTCTTTAAAATTTCTTAAGAATAAGAGCAAGAATGACCTGGCTAAATCAGTAGAATCCTATCGTTACGTTGATGTTTACAATCAAAGAAAGGACTCTTTCCGTCCAGATGTGGATTTTGCTACTGCGTCGAACTTTGCGCGATTTGGCCTAGCAGAAGAATACTACGATGCCGCAATAAAAAGGATCTATGAAACATATCCTTATGATGGTTCGCAAACAGAAAAAATAGAATGGGAGAATCAAAGCACCTACTTAGATCTTTTTGTTTTTGAAAATGAATACCCAAGAACAAATGGGTACGTTGTCATGGGCACTGTGTCGTCGTTTGACGGTTCAAAAGACGCAAATAACAATGTTTATATTTCGACCAGCCCAGAGTATATATTTCTAAAAGGCGGCCCAAATGCAGATCCAGATGGTGATTACAAGAGTGATCACGTGGCCGGCCCTTCTGGCAAAGGCGTGTCAAAAGCCAACATATACGACACTTCATATCAAAGAACTAATAATCTAGAGCTAGATCTGGCCAAGGGCGTCACTGTCGAGTTCTGGTTAAAAAAAGACGGCTGGGCCTCTACCAGCGAGGCACATCATGAATATGTTTTTCATTCATGGAATTCTGGATCTTCACCAAGTTCCGGTTCGTTGAGAGCATACGTATACGGTGAAACTGCCGATTCAAAAGGAATCATGCACCTTGCTATCGTATCTGGGTCGACAGAGTTAAGTTTTGACCATGATACTGGAATTAGCGACATCGCTGATAGCAAGTGGCATCACTATGCGCTCACAGCAAAAACAAAAGGAGCGGACACTCTTTCTAATTTATATGTTGATGGTGTGCACAAGTCTGGGAAGCTAATAGCTAGTTCTACGTTAAATGCTGTGACAGGCACGATGATCGCCGCTATCGGAGGCCTTGTTGGCCCCCTCTCCGGATCCTCTACAATAGGAAAAGGCTGGGGTAATATCGTTTCGTCGTCCTTTGACGAATTTAGATATTGGAAAACAGAGCGCGATTCGGAACAAATAGGACGATTTTATATTGATCATGTCGGCGGCGGCACCAACACTGATAACGATAAGCATGATGACATTGATAACAAAGTCTCTTTAGGTGTTTACTATAAGTTTAATGAAGGGATAACTGGCAGAACATCAACAGACGCCACTATTTTAGATTACTCTGGTAGAATTAGTAACGGTACATTTGTAAATTATAGTGCCTCCTCTAGAAATACCGGCTCCGCCATAGTGTCTTCCTCCGCCGCAACAAAAGAGTTTTTAGATCCAATCATTTACAGCCACCACCCAAGCGTCGAGGCGCTCATATCAGACAAGAAAACTTCCGGATCAATGCACGATCATGAGAATGCTTCTTCTTTGTATAAATCAATGCCTGCGTGGATAGCAGAACAAGACGAAGAGCAGTCAAAAAATTTAAAATATTTAACTCAAATTATGGCCAGTTTTTTTGATGACCTGTATCTTCAAATAGAAAAGTTACCCAGACTAAAAGATATCAATTACCCTGATGATAACAATTATGAAAAACCACTACCTTTTGCAGAAAGGCTTTTAAGTTCTAGAGGATATGACGCCCCGGAGCTTTTTGCTGATGTGGCAGAGTTAGGAAAATATTTAGATAGAGATGAAAAGAAATTATTTGAGAAAAAATTATATGAAGTAAAGAACATTATTTATCAAAACATTTATAATAATCTTTCTTATATACAAAAATCGAAAGGTACGTTTAAGTCTTTAAGAAACTTTTTGAGATGTTTTGGAGTTGACGAAGAGCTAATAAAATTAAACGTTTATTCTAACAACGACACATACAAACTAAAAGACAATACGACTAACACTAGTGTAAAAAAATCATATATTGATTTTGATGATATCGAGACTAGACTTTCTTCCAGCGGTGGTATTGCTGGTTCTTATAGCGCAACAGCTTACCAATATTACGATTCCACAGACTCTAATTCTTTGTCTTATATCCCCGGTGCTACGGAGTCTTTGCTAACTGGCGCTATGATGACAGTCGAAACTGAAGTAATTTTTCCTAGAAGGCACATGCCAGAGGACAAAAACTACAAAAACTTTCCGTCTGTTACGTCATCTATATTTGGTCTTCACGCAGTAACAGCTTCCAACACTGATTTGACATTTGCGTCTTCGAACACCATAGATTTTAATGTTCATGTAGCAAAAACTGATGATGATTTAAGGAACGTAAAATTCATATTGTCTGGCTCAAATGTTTTTACCCCAATAGAAACAACAGGTAGTTACGCAGGAGTATACGACAATGAAAAGTGGAATTTAGCTTTCCGTTTGCGTCCAACAAAAGCACCAACAAATACAGCGCCAGCTTTAAACACCAGCACCGGATTTTTATTGCCTACAGCATCAGCGTACACTTATGAGCTATATGGTGTAAATTACGTTTCTAATATATTGCAAAACGAATTTACTATTTCTGGCACAATGAGTTTAGCAAATGCATTGACTTTTTTCAAAGAACCAAAAAGAGTATTTCTGGGCGCAGAAAGAACTAACTTTACAGGTTCTGTGCGCAAATATTCAGATGTCAAGGTGTCCTCGACCCGTGTTTGGTTAGATTATCTAACAAATGAAACAATACAAGCTCACGCCCGCGACGCCTCTTCCTATGGTGCATTTCAGCCGTACAGAAACAGCAATGATTCGTTAAACAGTAATTTTGTCCCGCAGATCTCAACTTTAATTCTAAACTGGACTATGGATAATTTGACAGGCTCTAACGCTTCCGGCCAGTTCTTAATAGAGGACTTTGCATCCGGCTCAACAGACCAGAAATTAAAGTTTGGTGATTATTGGGCTTCTCCGATATCAAAATATAACTATTCTGGCCGCGGCGACAAATTTTCTACTGACGCAAATTTGCTAAATCAAGCTATAGATATTGAATTTGTACAATC